CAATGATGTCATCGACTTTAATGCTTATAACAAGACTATGGCAGAAAGAGGTCCTAAAGGTGCAAACCTTATTTGGCACTTAACAGACCATAACCCAAGCCTAAAGTCAGCCATTGGCAAGTTCTCTGAGCTGTATGTAGAAAAGGACTATCTGGTTGGGGTTACCGATGTTCCTAATACTACATGGGGTAATGATGTCTTAGAGTTCTACAAGTCTGGTCATATTAACCAGCACTCAGTTGGCTTTAGGACTATTAAAGCCGAGAACCAAAAGAGTGCCGAAGGGGAGTATAATCTTTTCGAAGGTTCAGCGGTGCTTTGGGGGGCTAACCCCAATACCCCAACCATCGAGGTCGGTAAGTCAACCGAGGAGGTAATTAGCCAGCATGAAAAGCTGTCTAAGGAGCTTAGCCTGCTCTTAAAGTCATTAAAAGATGGCCGCTTCTCTGATGAGGCTTTCGAGTTTATCGAGATCAGAGTAGCACAAATAAACGAGGCAATAAAATCCCTTATATCTATTGAGTCCACTCCCAAAGCAGAGGAACCCGCTATTGCAGTTCCAGAAGTTAAGGAGCCGGAGATTGACCTAAGTGGATTGAAGCATAACTTAACAAATCTAATAACTAAATTAAATTCCTAACATGGAAGAATTGAAAAGCATCGAGACTGCGGTAAAATCAGCTACCGAGTCAGTAGAAAAGATGAAGGCTGCCAATGAGGCTGCTATTGCTGATGTAAAAAGCCAAGTAGCTGAAGTAAAGGCTGCTGTGGTAACTATGGATGAGGCTTCTAAGAAGAACCAAGCTGCTCTTGACCAACTGATCGCTGAGAAGTCAGCTAAGAAAGTTGATAACAAGAACAAGTCATTTGGAGAGGCTTACAATGAGGCTATCGCTGAGGCTTTCGAAGCTAAGCAAGCTGAGCTGAAAGAGTTCCAAAAGAACAAGAATGCAAAGTTGACTATCGACCTGAAGTCTGTGGGCACAATGACCCTCGGAAACAATCTTTCTGGAGATGGTGTTGCTTCTTACAACCAACGTCAAGGTCTGGTTCCTGCTCAGAAAATCAACATGCGTGATTTGATCCCAACTGCTGTATCTCCCACTGGTCTTTATGTGACCTATCGTGAGACTGGCACTGAAGGTTCTATCGGCATCCAAACTGAGGGCAACCCTAAAAGCCAGATTGACTACGACCTCACTGAGGTAAAGGTAGTATCTGACTACATTGCTGGTTTTGCTCGTTTCTCTAAGCAGATGATGTTCCAACTGCCTTTCTTGCAGAACACTTTGCAGCGTATGTTGCTCCGTGATTTCTATAAGAAGGAGAACGCTACTTTCTTTAGCACTGTGGCCAATGCTGCTACTGGTTCAACTACTACCTCTGCAACTGTTGATGTAGAGCAACTGGTTGACTGGATTGCGAACCAGCTGGATGCTAACTTCGATGCTTCTTTTGCATTGGTAAGTTACTCTCAGTGGGCTCGCTTGCTGAAGACTAAGCCTGTGGACTACTCTGTGCCCGGTGGTGTAGTTATCGACCCTAACGGAAACATCCGCATCGCTGGAGTTCCTGTGGTTGGTGCTTCTTGGGTAACTGATGACAAGGCTTTGATTATCGACTCTAACTATATCGAGAGAGTTGAGACTGAGGGCTTGCGTGTTGAGTTCTCTTATGAGGATAGTGACAACTTCCAGAGAAACTTGGTAACTGCTCGTGTTGAGTGCTTCGAGGACATCAACCTCCTCCGCACTGATGCGGTTATCTACGGAGACTTTGGTAACGAGTCTTAAATAGGTGCTGTGGTTTGATGTGGTGGGGCCGGTTTCGGCTGGCCCCTTTTTTTAATAAATATCTATGCTTTACAATCTACTTATCGACTGGCAGGACCAGACAAATGAGTCCGGGATAACCGAACCTCTGACAGTTAATGAGGTTAAGAACTACCTCAGATTGGAGGGCTTTATAGACAGCTCAGATAGCATCCCTTCTGACTATGACGATGACGATGCTCTGATAGCTGATCTTATTACCTCTGCCAGAGAAAGGATTGAGGAGTTCACTGGCCTGAGCTTAATCCCTAAAACATGGGAGATTGAGTTTACTAACTTGGCTGGAGACTTTGAAATACCTTTTGGTCCGGTTAATACCATTATCAATGTCAAAGATGATGAGGGAGATAGTATAAGCACTGATGACTTTGATGTGTCCTTAAATGGCCGCATCCTAAAGACCCCAAAGTATAAGAATATGACCATGCTCTATGATGCTGGTTATACTACTTTACCCAAAGGGTTAAAGGATGCCATGTATAAAGAGGTCGCTTATAGATACATTAACAGAGGGGATGAGAATGTGGAAGGGATGAGCCGGGAGGCTATGAACTTGGCTTCGAAATATAAAACAGTCAACTGGTTAGGATGATAGGTAACCTCAAACCGATAAAGCTCCTAAAATACACTAATACTATCGATGCCGATGGGGATGCTACCGATACGGTGGCAGTAACCTATAAGATGTGGGCTGAGATTAGTGATGAGGGTGGTGGAAGGACTCAGGCCGATGGTCGGACAGATATGTCAGACACTAAGACCTTTAAGGTTCCGTTCAGAGGGTACAATATCACTCCAGACTACAAGATTGAGTATTTTGGGCAAACCTATTCTATTAGCTCTGTGAAAAGGATTGATGAGAAACGATTTTACTGGGAGATAACAGCATTTACCATCTTTGGTTAAAGTTACTACCATAGGATTTGATAAATTATCTGGCCGATTGCAGTCAGTAGGCAAAGCCATGAAAGATGAGGTACAAGCCGAAGTAGAGGCAAGTGCTATGGAATTTGTTGCTTTAGCTAAAAGAGACTTAGCTGGACAAGGTGGAGATAGAGGTACTTTATTGAGATCAATATCATATAAGAGGGAAACTGTTTATAGTTATATTGTCTCTGCCAATGCTTCTTATGCTCCTTATATTGAGTTTGGTACAAAACGAAAGTTCAAACCCTATCCTGGCACTGAGGAGTATGCTGCTCAGTTCAAAGGTGGAGAAAAGAAAGGGGATTGGATTGAGATGCTTATGTCTATTTACTCTTGGGTTAAACGCAAAGGAATAGGTGTAACATATAATGTAAAGACAAGAAGAAAGACCAGACAAACTAAAGATGAAAAGTTGAGCATTGCATTTGCAATTACAATGAGTATTTTGAAGAATGGTATAAGTCCAAAACCTTTCTTTTATAAGCAAATACCTATTGTGCAAAAATCATTAAACCAAAGAATAAAAAAGCTATTAAGTGGCATTTAAGACTGCACTATACGACCTAAAGACCGAATGGTATAAAACCCTCGATGGGGTTATTAGTGTACCAGTCTATAAGGATGCTGTGCCTTTGAGCCAGAATGGCAACTATGTCCTAATCAGGTCAGAGGGTAGTACCCAGACAGACCTAAACAACTCTGCATTTTTTCAGTCTGCTATCATTGTGGTAGATATATTAACTAAATTCGCTACCATAGGCAATAGCAAGACTGCTTACGATATAGCCCAAGAGATTTACGATGAGATAATACTCGGACCTAACTCTTTTGGCATAACCATACCAGACCATCAGATTACACAAATAACAATCCAATCAGAGACCGAGCTTTACGAGGATGATGGCTCTGAGAAACTATTTAGGCTTTTACTTAGATACGAGCATATTATTAATCAAAATTAAATAAAAACAAAATGGCAGATGCTACAACAATCTCTGGCAGTGTGATGTTCATTGAATATTCAGACACTCCGAGTGGTGCAAGAAAGTCGGCTGTTTGCCAGAGTGAGGGATCATTCGATGGCAGCCGCAATGTAGTTAGTGATGAGACTAACTGTGGAACTTTGAAAGTATTAGGACCTCAGAACAACCGTTTCACTTTGAATGCGGTAGTTGACACTGTACCTGATGCTAACGAGGCTTCTTTCAATGATTTTCAAACTCTGTATGCCAACAATACTAAGAAATATTGGCATCTGACAGACTCAGCCGAGACTATCTATCATGGTGGTTACGGTTGGATATCAGCTCTGGGTCAGCAGAATGTTAGCGGTCAGACTGCTAAGTTCACAATGACTATCGAGATTGAGGGAGACATTGATACTACACCTGCAAGCTAATAACACATGAAACAAATCACACACACCATCGGAGGTAAAGAGGTTACATTGGATGTCGGCAAGATGTGGTTCTCTAAGTTTTACGGAGAGGCTACATCTTCTGACCCTCTGTTAATGTCTGAGCTTCTAAGCAAACCGGACAAGCAATTTGACTTTATCTGTGGTCTCGTTTATGGCGGTCTTAACTGCTATAACAAGGTAAACGGAATAAAGGAGACAGTATTTATCGATCAGGTCCAAGAGTGGGTCGGGTCTATGGATGAGGCAGATGCGGCCAATCTGATTAACAAGTTTGTGGAGGTCAACAAACCGAAGGAGCAGGGGGAAGCCCCAGCCCAAGTGGCAAATCCTTAACTTGGGATGAGATGAGGTCGGAAGCCTTTGGCCAGATAGGTCTGCTTCCGGATGCTTTTTACGGATTAGATGTCGAGGAGTACCTACTTTTAAGAAAGGGCTATATCGACAAGGTAAAGAATGAGTCTGTCTTATTAAGGTTCCAAACAGCCTTAATATGCGAGGCTCTGATAGGTAAGGGCAATGGGGCGAGGTTTGTCATGGATAGCTGGCAGCTTGAAAATAAGGCTGATTTAGACCAAGAACAGGTCCGGGCACTCCTAAAGGCCAAGAGAGAGAAAGAGGCCTTAAAAAGGCTTAAAATGAAACAGAATGGCTGAATTACAAGTTAGGGTAGCGGCTGATGTGGCATCTGCAATATCGGCTTTACAAAAGTTAGAAAAGGAACTTGACAGAGCCAAACTGGGTGCTGAGGAGACTGCTAAAAGCACTGAGACTGCTGCAAGAGGTTTTAATAGGCTTCCCGGTTCTGCCAATCAGGCTAATCAAGCTATAACAAACCTTAATCGAGTGGTGCAAGATGCGCCATTTGGTTTCATAGGTATTCAAAATAACATAGGACCACTGATTGACTCATTTAGTCAATTAAAAACCTCTACTGGTACAACCGGAGGGGCTATTCGTGCTTTGGCTGGGTCTTTAATAGGTCCAGCAGGATTTGGCTTAGCTATTGCCGCTATCAGCTCTGCCATAACATTTGCGATACAAGGATTTAGTTCTTGGACAAGAAGTATAAAAGGAGCTAAAGAGGAGTCAGATAAATTAGCCCAAAGTGTAGCAGCAGAGTTAGTAAATCTTGCATCTTTAGTAGGCTTAGCACAAAATGTCAATGCAAGTCAACAAGACAGACAAAAAGCATTAAGTGCATTAAATCAAGAATATGGCAAATATTTGCCTAATCTTGAAAAGGAAGGTATAACATTAAATAACCTTAATGATGCCTATGCTAAGATAACAGAGACTTTATTAAATCAAGCTGTTGTAAAGGGATTACAAGAGGAGATTGGTAAGGAGGTCCAAAAGGTTGCTGAACAAATTATTAAGGTTCAACAATTAAGAGAAAAGGATAGGCTTGGATTAAATCAACAGAAAGCATCTACATTTAGTGTTATAACAGCAGAGGATAAGTTAGCTGCTGCAATTAACCAAAAGAATAAAGCTACCTCGGATGGCTTTATTGCACAAAGGCAACAAGAGCTATCAACAAAAGGCTTGATAGGCACCACTGATACTTATGGCCAGATTATTACTAATCTAAAGAATGAGTTACAAGCCACATTACAGCCATTATTTAACCTTACAAATCAGTTTACTGACTTAAATGTAGAGTTAAAGAAAACGAAAGAAATTAAGACTGGCAAGTTAGATTTTAGTCAGTTCTTACAACAACAAGAGATTGAGATACCTTTAAGATTTAGTGACGATCCAGTAGAAATTGAGAAAAGTATTACTCCGGTAGCCGCAGAGATACAAAATCAAATGAGGGCATATTTTCAAAGAGCAGAGCCCTTAGATGCGAGCTTATTGTTAGCCATAGATGAACAAAAGCTAAAGAAATTTAGCTTCATGAATTTTGAGGGTTTGACAGAGGCTCAAAAAAACCTTGCTGATACCGGTGCCTTAATAGCAAATACAATCACTCCCTCTTTAGAAGCAATGATACAAGCTATTGGAAGGGGAGAAAATGCCTTTCAAGCCTTTGGACAAGGTGTAAAAGCAATATTAGTGCAAGTCATACAAAAACTTGCAGCAACAGCGATTTTGGCTGGTATATTATCAGCTCTATTCCCAGGAGGGTTAGGTGGGGCGCAAGGATTTGCACAAATATTTGGTAGGTTGGCTGGATTTAGAGCTACTGGAGGACCAGTAAGTGGTGGTAGTCCATATGTGGTTGGAGAAAGAGGACCAGAGCTTTTTGTGCCAGCAGTAAGTGGTTCTATTGTGCCAAACAATGCAGTAGGCTCATTCATGTCAGGCAGACAAAGCGGAGGTTCTGGAATGTCGGTACTTAGAGGTCAGGATATTTTATTAGCATACGCAAGAACACAAAGAAGTCAACTCAGAGTAAATGGCTAACTTTTACAAAGGTAGTTTTGTCAATACCCAAGTGGATTATTCGGACAATAGCCCGAATGAGCAGACTATTTATGTAAAGATTACAAACACAGCAGAAAATGACTTATCAGAGGTAGCCTTAGAGACTGCCGATGCTCCAGTCGTATTCCAGACCGTTGACAACTCAGAGGACAAGTTTACCCCTATAAAAAGTAAAAGTTGCACACTAAGGGTATTTACTAATGATGATGTAAATGCCATGACCTTTTCTGAGGGTGGCGATCAACAATATAAAGTTGAGATTTCAGTAGGCACTGAGACTGACATCATATTTACTGGCTGGTTGTCTATCTCTGACTTAGGGCAGACCTTCCAGCCCGATCCCAATGTTTTAATACTTACTGCCAGTGATGGCATTGCCTTTTTAAGGGATATTGAATTGTCCGACAATGAGGGTAGGTATTTGACCGGTCCTCATCAGATTATAAAATACATAGCTTGGTCTTTACAAAAGACTGGCTTGGAATTAGAGATTTGGGTAGAGATGAACCTCTTAGAGGAGTCGGCTACCTATGATGTGGCTGCCGACCACTTTTATAATATGCTTTATTTGAATGCTCAGACATTTGAAACGAGCATTGGCGAGTCAGAGAATTGCTTTAGTGTATTAGAGAAAATATTTAAGGAGTTCTGTGATATAAGCCAGCAAAACAATGTCTGGTTTATCCGTTCTACCGATGAGGCTGGATATGCGATAAAGAGGGTTTGTAAGTTCACTTACGATGGCGAGCCTATTGGCTATTCTGCACCCTTTCTGGTCAAAGATATTGGGGCCAACTATGACATGGCCTTTATGAACGATGATGCAAGGTTGAGCCTACAAAGGCCTTATAAAGCGGTTAAACACACATTTGACTACCAATATCCTTTAGAAACTCCAATCAATAATGATTTTGATAGAGGAGCATTTATGATGAACCTCCCAGATGAGACTATTGATGGCATTACATATACAGTTAAGGCATATTATGTAGATGATTGGACTACTTATGGAGGCACTCCAATAAGCCCAACAGTTGGTGCATTTATACCTTATATAAAGAAATATTTTAATGATTTGGGATATGAAAGTTTTAGATATTTTGTTATCCCATATTTTAATATTCTTAATGTAGATGACAATGTGCAATCATCAGCCATTTATGTTCAAAAAGATGATAAAATTGATTTTTCGATAGATTGGAAAACTACTGCTCCATTGCCTTCCGGTCCAGCAGTTCCAATTAAATTAGCCATATTAACACTGAAAGGAGATGATGGTAACTGGTATCAATTAGGAGGAGATTTGATACAAGGTGCAGTAGTATATAATGATACACCTAATTATCAATGGCTTAATACAACAAACTTTACTACATTCCCTGCTGCTGGCACTGTAAGAATAAATACTGATTTTTACGATGAAATGGAGTGGCAAACACAAACTTGGGATGGTACAAGAATACCCGTTTCTGGTAAACTTTATGTAAGACTATTCCCAATTAGTAACTCAAATCAAGCCCATTATCAAAATATACAACTAACAATATATCCTCTCATAAATGGGAGTTATATCAAATATATAGGCCAGCAACATATATCTGAGCAGCAAGTAGATAACATGGCTGTCAGAGATCAGGTGGTTTTTATGTCTGATGCCCCACGAATTGAAATGAAAGGGGCTCTGCTATTGGCAGAGTTAGGGAATACTGTATTTTCTGGGAGTGCTATTTTTGCTGCTGGTAATGGGGTAAATTTAGATGGGTTTTATACTCCATATTTTAACATAAACGATTATATTCAAATAAGCAATACTTCTTTGAATAATGGCAAGTATAGAATAGTTGAAGTAGATTATTCCTTAGTCACTAATAAAACAATCTTAACCTTTGCTGAAACTACACAAAGCGAAACAGTTGGCGGAGCTTTAATAAAGACTTATGACTATACCTTGTCGGGTAACTTTTATGACTCTATCGAGTTTCAAGGTAACCCTCCACAAGAGGACCAGCTACCCTACGGACAACATCAAAACCAAGCGGTCTGGAACCAATATAACAGAGTATTCACTGCCTTTGAGGCTACGGTAGATGGCTTAGATACCGACAAGACCTATGATGGGGCTCCTGATTTGCCCGATCTATGGCATCTATATAGACAAAGAGACACACACCCAGCCACGACAAACAAGGGCTTTAAGCTATTGCACTACGAACAAGATACCGATAACTGCGAATGGGGGCTTTATATGATTGAGGTAGTTGACTCAACTAT